CACGGCAGCTATTACGCCGGTTGCTTAAAATAGTTTCATGATTGGGTGAAAAGCGGTATGGGTATTGAATTATCGTACCGCTTTTTTATTAACTTTAAAGAAAAAATCAATGGACATATTCAACATTAAGATTTGGGGAGAAACAGCAGACAAATTCATGGCTATGTCGTGCGCTGACAAAAAGAAATTCATCAAAGAAAACAGCAACCAACAAAGCGATGAATTGATTGACGAGTTCCTAAAATCAGTTAATCGCGGCAACGATGAAGAATGCCACGGTTGTAAAGAAGCGAAAAATGAGCAGCCCAAAACAAATACACCAGAGGTTACAGCCGCTATTGAACCTGCCAACGTTGCAGGGAATGGTTCGGGAGCTAGTGATAAAAGAAGAAACAAACCTACTCGGAATTAAGGAGGATGAATTTACGCGCGGTGAACGGCCTGATGGGAGTAGAATAGGTTACTATGCCAGTACATTGTACAAAGCCCGTAAGGAGCGTTTAAATCCATTCGCTGGCGGTAAAGTTGACCTTATACTGACCGGCGCGTTTGTGAGAAGCGCATACCTTACAACACCGCGTTCGGGATTGTTCGGTTTCGGGTTTAGTGATAGCAAAGCACCCGATTTACTCGAAAAGTACAACAAAGGCAACAAAGGCCAAAAATCAATACAAAACATCAATCAAGGTTCGTGGGAGCGTTTCCAAAAAGAAGTGATCGCGCCTCGGTTCCTAAGAAAAATAAAAAACCAACTTGGACAACGCTAAATGTAAATACCATTCATTCGACACCTTTCCTGCAAAGGTGTTTTTTGATATTCAGGATTCAGGAGATTATCAGTTGATGAAGCCGAAACCCGCTACTGACACGAAACTACTGGCAGCGATATTCGCGGACATATCAAACGAGGTTTTCATTAGACGCGCCAACAAAGAAAGCGAAGAGTATTTAGCACTCGTTTCAACTGAACGATACTACATTGAAACAATACCGTTCTTTGAAAGGTCAATTGAGTATGCTTGGAACTTTCCAACTAATGTATGGCATATTAACGAAGTGCGCGAATTGTGGACTGCGTTCGTTGAATCATTAAACGTTCACTTAGACCCGCAAATTGATGTTAACGGCCAAATTGCCGAGGAAATATCGCAAGCGTTGAACGTGTCAATCGGGATAATGAAGAACGGACTAAATGAGGCAAAAATGGCGTTAGAGGACATTCGAAAACGCTACGCTAATATTGAGAAAACAGACTTCTACGACCAAATCCAAAACATCAACGAATGGAACGCGCCGCAGCATATCGCAGTTGATTGTATGCTTGGGGAATTCCTAGCGGCCGAAAAATCAATGGTAAAAAAACAGGACAGACAACGAATTAAAGAAATGACAAATGGCGGCAAATGATGGCTTAATAGAAGGATTAGCTCCGGGGGTGCTTGTCGAACTGCAAGCGTACAATAAGGAGATTGTCACGGCTATGGGTAACATCCCGAAGTTGAACGACTTTTTGAAAAACACTAAGACTCCTGCTCAGGCCGATGGGAGTTTTAAGGCGTTGACGGATCAAATCAAAGCGCAGGATAAAGCGATTGCGGATTTGCAGAAAAAACTGTTGGGATTGGCAGACACCCAAAAGAAAACTAACCAAGTAACGGCAGAGGAGGCCGTTGGGCGTCAAATCCTAACCAACAATGCCAAGCAACAAGCAATGGCAACGATTGGGTTAGCTGGAGCTTACCGTAACTTGTCCGCGCAACAAGCAATCGCGGCCAGAAAAGTACAGGATTTGATTGCCAATGGAAAAAAGGCCGAACAGTCACAGCGTTCTTACAACCGCGAACTTAAGCAAGCGCAAAAGGAATTTGATGAACTAAACAAACGAGTTTTAAAAGCCGATCAGGCCGTAGGTAAATTCAACAGGAATGTAGGTAATTATCCAAAAGCTGCATTCAGTTTTGCCAAGGATTTAATTGGGGCTTTCGGCATTGTTACAGGTATTGGGGCTATTGCCGCCGTGACCTCTAATATTTATGAAAATATTAAGGCGCAACAGTCTCTGGATTTGGCTTTAAAATCGGTAACAAAAACTGAAGAGGAATTGGCAAGGGCTCGAACTTACCTAAATAAGCTATCACAAGAGCAAGGTTTGGAAATCAACAACCTAACCAAACAATATACTGCGTTTTATGTAGCGGCAACAGGTAAATTATCCGACGCAAAGATTGAACAGGTGTTTGAGGATATTGCGCGTTCTGGTGCTGCACTGGGACTATCTAATGAGGCTTTGGAACGTTCATTTACCGCTGTAAACCAAATGCTATCAAAAGGGACGGTTTCTGCTGAAGAATTACGCGGTCAATTAGCCGAAAGTTTACCAGGAGCAGTACAAGCAATGACAAAGGCCGTACAAAAACTTCATCCCGAATTAAAAAACCTTACTGAAAAGGATTTATTCGAGCTTATTAAGCAGGGTAAAATCCTAGCTGCCGAAGTGCTACCTGAAACCGCCAAGCAATTAGCATTAATCACAGGCGCAGACAACGCGCAAGGAATCGAGACGCTTACAAAAACTGTTAACCGACTATCCAACGCGTGGAAAGGATTCATTCGCCAACTCGAAGAGGGTGATGGTACTTTTAGTAAGTTCTTAGCGCAGTCGGCTAACGGCGCGGCCAATATCCTTAAATGGACTACTGATGCAATAAAATCACAAAAGCAATTACGCGAAGAGGAGCGCAAAGCATACCGAACCGACCTTTATACGCAAGAGCTTGACGCGCTGCAAGCGTTGGGCGCAGGAGCAAAAGCTGAAGCGGAGAAAAGAAAGCCGATAATTCAAGAACAATTTGACCAAGAAACAGCGTTGGTTAATTTGCTAAATAAACGATTGAAAACACAGGAAAAAGGCGGGGCAGCGTATTTGCAAACGCTAAAGGAATTGAAATCTGCCAACAATGACGCTTACGGAACCGCCGGGCAATTGGACGCTATCAACAAGGTATTGAAAGATGTTGGAGTAAACACTAAGAAAAATACCGAACTTACTAAAGAGCAATTGGCCGCTATTGAAGAAGCTGCAAAATCCAGATACCAACGCGAAATATCCGACCTCGAGCGCTCAAAATTCATAATCGAGCAGGATCTAAAAAATGAAGAACTTTCCCGCGATGAAAAGATTAAACTGCAACGCGATTTAGCAACAGCGGAGTTTTTAATAATCACTCGCAAATATCAGGAGCAGGATAGGTTGGCTAAAGGCAATTTCGATAAGATGAAAATTGCGGCAAATGAGTACATTACCGCTTTGGATTCATTGGCAAAACCGACCGTACCGTTCCCCGCTGCCGAAACTGGTTTTGAAATCCCTGTTGTTGATGAAAAGGATGCCGAAGCGTCGAAGCAGTATATTCAGGACATTATTGACCTTTTCAAGCAATGGCGTGAAGAGCAGGAACGATTAAACGCTGCAACTGATGACTTTATTGGTGGCTTTTACGAGGACTTTAAATCTGATTCTGGCATAAGTGCGGTCTTTGATTTGGTTGATGGGACTTTCCAAAAGCTAATGAAGGGTGCCGAGGACGGAAAAGAGAAATTCGCCGTAGCCTTTGAATCAATTACCGAAGCCGCGCAGCAAGCCTATAACATGATTAACGAGGCACAGCAAAAGAACTTTGACGCGGAGTACAATCGGTTGGAGGCTCAAAAAAACATTGCCATTTCCTTTGCGGGTGAAAGTGACGCGGCACGTGCCGAGGTTGAAAGACAGGCCGAGCAGCGCCGTAAGGAAATCGAAACGCGGAACAAAAAGCCGCACAGGATGCTGCGGTAGTCAATACCGTAATCAATACCGCCCAAGCGGTTGTTTCAGCACTTGCGACGGCGAATAATATCTATGCAGGTATTGCATTAGCCGCGTTTGCCGCTGGTGTTGGTGCCGCGCAAATCGCTATTATCAAAAGCCAGAAAGTAGAAGGATACTGGAAAGGAACCGACAACGCACCCGCTGGACTAGCTTGGACGCAGGAACGCGGCGCAGAAATCATTACAGACAGACAAGGCAGAATCAAAACGCTCGGTTCGGATAAGGGCGCGCAGCTTACCAAACTTGATGCTGGCGACAAAGTATTTACAGCCGATAAGAGTAAGGATTTAATGAATGATATTTATTTGAATCGCATACTTTCCGAACGCGGTATTAACCAAAGCCCTGCCGTTGTCAACGTATCCGCGCAACCCGCATTCACGCAAGCCCACGTTAACCAAATCGTATCGGCAATACAAACGATACCAGTAGCCGAAAACTATATTGAGGACGGGGACTTTAAATACGCAATCAAAAAGGGTGCGCAAAGACAAGAAATAATGAACTCACGCGCAACACAAAAAGGATTTTCAACACGTGGCTAATATGAAACATTACCTAGATTTCGGGGCGGATAGCTACGGGCGAATAGAGATTTCCGAGGTTGTGAAATTCGACCAATTTGGTTATCGACTATTCCAGGACGAGGGGCGTTTCGGGCGTGACAAAACCATTGGCGCGGAAAAGGCTGATTTGGTATTTTGGAAAGGATATTTTCAACACGCGGACGCTACGCGTTTGGGCATTTACGGTCAAACGGTGTTTGAATTAACCCATTGTTTTGACGAGCTGATTGAGACCCGTAAAAAGGGCTTTGAGCAGATTGTCTATTATATTGTTTCCGATGGTGTTGAGGAATTTGTCAACGGCCAATTGGATTTCCCCGAAAGCAAAACTGACGGTTTTAGTTACTTCTCATGTAGCGTTGTTCAGGAGTACACCCGCGCCGTATTGGAGCGAAAAGGAAACACAATTATCAACACAATGGATTCGGTCGATACGAACGGCGACCCAATTGTACCTATTGTAAAGCAAAAAGTGTTGATTAAACCGTTTCCGATTGACGTGGTGAGTGATTGGAAAGTTCAAACCCCGTTCAGCCAAACAATCCCGTCAGTAGGTCCGCAAAGTTTTTTAGTTTATAATCCCGCTCAAAGTTTAGGTAAATACGCGGTAGAATATAGCTACACGCCATTTGATTCTGTTCGTATTTCAACCTCTCCAGCAGAGGCCGAGGCATATACTGGATTTTTTAGGTATGTTTATGCAAAGACCAAGCTAACAGAGGTAACGATTAAGATTAGAAACCTTAATGCCGTATTGAATGTTTTATCTACAAGCGCACCGATTGAAACCGCTCTTGTCGTTAGATGGGGAAATAGTTTTCTACCTATCGATAGTTTGGCCGAAGTATTGGCGTTTCATTCAGGGTCTTTTGTGGAAACATCAGACTTCACGTTTACAATACCTGTAATTGAGCAAAACCAGTCGCTGTACATTTACTTCATTACCACTAAAACGTTTGGCGCGGCAGTTTATACTGTTGATATTTCATCAATGGACATCGAAATAACAGCCACCTCAATCGGTATAGCCTCAGTATCCGACGCGGCCAGATACGAGGACTTCTTATCTAATGGGATAGAATCGGCTTGCGGATTGCCGTTAAACGCGCCTGATTTGGTTTCAGGCGAGTACAAAGACCAATTCGTTTGGACTGGTAACGATATGCGACAAAAGGCCGAATCATTGCCTTGCGTGCTTAAAAATGAACTTGAGGATTTGCGCGAACCGGGTATGGACTGGCAAACCAATAGCGATGCGGTTGAGATTGCCAAGTATGAGGACTTTTACCCCGATAACTATTTGGGACATTACGGCGATATTGCGCCAACTGATTTTGAAGAGCTTCCGTTCAATCCGCGTGTAAAGGTTATCAATTTAAACAACAGCTATAAGAATTACGAAAAGGCCGACCAGTCAATAGGAACAAATCAATCGTTCCATACCGAACTGCAATTGCTATTCCCGAACAATCAGGTTGAGAACGATATAAAAATTCAAATCAACCACACGCGAGATCCGTTGCGTATTGAAAACACGCGCCGCAAAATTATATTGCAAACCACAGCGCAGGAAACCGATAACGAGATTTTCATTGCGCCGTTTGTTCAAATCGCGCCCGGAACCAAAGACGGGTTTACAGCAGGACTGCAACATAATGTTTTGCCTGATGGTCGAGTTCAAATACTCAACCGCGCAGCAAGCGATGATAGTATAGGTAATTTTGACTGGACTTTATTAGGTTTCGGGTTGGGCAGTCCGTTCACGTTCACCATTTTCGGGGTTGACTACACTTACACCGTTACCGCGCCTTTGGATAGGAACATTCTAACACTCACGCCCGTATCATTACCCGTGTCGGTATTTATCGGGTTCACAATGACCAAAGTTGAATATCCGTTTACTAATGTATTATATGCTATTCAAACTAAAGAGGGATTCGACCAAGTATTGAATTTGAACAACCAAGGCGAGGGCGCGAATTTGTTCTACACTCAAAAACGAAACCTATTACGCCTCGGTTCGTTGATTCATACTATTTGCCTGGATTCACTCAAATATCCAACATGCCAAATACAGGTAAAAGGATTCAAGAACAACGGCAAGCTAGTAACGCAATACAACGGCGGGGCTGTAATTACTGAGGACGCGCCGATTTTAATGACTGATTTGCCTGCCCCGCGTATCGATACGGGAATGATTAAGACGCGTTTCGGAATAACAATGGCCGAGGCAAAAAGTTTGATAAACCGCGCTACAATGCGAAACCCTGACGGTACAATTGGCGGATATATCACTACGCCTGATAAGTCAGGCCGCGCGGTGCCAATCTACATGAAAGATATGTTATCGGTTTGGGCGCAGGGCTTTATGGAAATTGCGCAAGGTGAGGTTAAGTTTGAGCAGCAACCAACAACAGTTTCGAAAGTTGGCTCCGACATTTTCATCCAACAATCAGGATTCCCGACAGTACCCGTAGCAGACGCAAACAACGGTTGGTTTGAAGTGCTTAACGGTTATTTCATTGCGTACAGCGCGGGAAGTAGGCAATTGATAACGCCAGTTCCTTATAAGTCGGTATCGGTTGACGGGGTGATGTATGTGGATTTGGTGGAGTTTTTGGATGCTGTGGGGGTGGTTTATAGTTGACAACGCCGTAATAAATATTGTTTCTAAATAACTTTTGTTGTAGGTTTACCCCGTTGAATCGCAAGCAACAGGAAAAATTAAGTTTGATTGTACTATGGTAGGTCAGTCAGATTTCCGGAAAGCCCCTAGTCTTGCGATACGGGGCTTTTTTAATTTAAAAATATTGGGATTATGAACTACTACACCGCACACCCGAATAAACGACCTAAAACACTTCGACTAAGAAGAAAAGCAAACCCGCTGCTTCCAATGATGGCAATGATAGGCGCAATTGGCGCAAGTCAAATGGCTATGGTTAAATCACAAATTGGCGGCAGTAAAGAAGATAGGCAAAAGCAAGTATTGTTGACTGCGCTAAACACTTCTGGCGCAATATTAAGCGAGACGCGAAACGAACGACTAAGGCAGTTTAAAAAGACTGGCAAATATGGTCGTGGAGCGATTTACAATCCTGCTAAAATGAATGAGGCCATTAACCTAATAACTGCATTATGACACCAACCCAAGCAATTAAATTATTAAAGAACGGTGAGGCCTACACCCACGCACAAATCGAAGAAAAGATAGGGAAGTTTAATTATAAAGGAGAGTAGGATGGAATGGATTAAAAAATGGCACAAAAGATGGTTTGAAATTAAAGAAGAACCAGATTACGATTGGAGCGAACACGAGAGAAAGTTTGCTGCATTGAAGTACTGGACACCAGAACTGATTGCATGGATTTCAAAAACAAACGACCCAATGTTATTATCAGTCACTTCTAGTTTATTGAATTGTCATGAGTGGCCTAAATGGTTACCATCAAAGATTGATAAGTACGAAACTATGCACACTGAAAAACAAGAGGACACCCATAGCGAGCAATTATTTTTCTGCGTAGAATTGATTGATATGTTACGGGAAAAATCAAACCGCATAAGTCCTGGTTTACATCAAAAAGTTTGGCTTACTCATGCTTATAGAAACTATTCTTTTAATTAGTCTCCCAAAAAATACCACAATTTTAAACCCTAACATTCAATAGTTAGGGTTTTTTTTATTTACTTTGCAAAACGATGATAACAAAGGTTATAAAAGATTCGGCATTCATTTTTTTAAAGCCAACTATGGCCGAAGTTTACGCCGAATTACATGAGCCTCAAATATCCGACCCATACCTGCGCAGACAAGACTTCATTTGCCTCTCACCATACGAAAGATACCGACAACAATCAAACAGCAGCGTTAACATTCAACTTGGGCAGGACTACGTTGTTCAATTGGTGACGTTATGCGGTGCGGTGCTTGTGGATGTAACGGATCGTGTTTTCATAGAGGAGTTCCAACACCGCGCAACAGGTCTAACAAATGTCTACTTTGAAATGATAAACCTACCCGCGCAATCACAGCCGGTATGTTTGAAATTCACCGCGCCGATACTAAGTGCTAAGACTGCGTTTTATTCCAATCCGTTCGTAATTCAGGATAGACCGAAAGAAACGACCCGCATAGACTATTGGAGCCGTGAGTTGTTTGATGGTGTTGATTACGAAACGACGGACGCGCTGCTCAGTATTAGAGTACTCGGCCACTTCACCCAACCAAAACCGCAGGAGCAAGTTCAGGTTTATTCCCAAACAAGCGCGCGCGGATCCATCAACACCCAAATCGAATCAATAGGAACCGAACTGCAACCCTGGGCGTTCACGTGCGAGTACATTACTAATGCAGGGCTGCGCGCGTTCCAGTCATTTCGCAGAACTCCGATTAAGTACATTAACGGGATTCGATGCACGTCGATGACTACTAGTTATGAGACTGTACTCGGTTCGTCTAACTTCTACCGCGCGGAATGGAACGCGTTTATGGATGAAACGGAGGAATACACTGATGAATCAATGATTGCTAACCCATACACGTTAACGCCAATAGCACCGACATTAAGCTATACAATTTCATCTCTGCCAACGACTTTGTCGGGTAACTTTACTCAAAACATAACACTTGGAACTGGCAATTTAATCATATACAATTCATTAAATGTAGCCGTAGCTATTTATGACCAGTCGGCAATAACTGTTTTAGGTAGTGGATTTTCTATAAATATTTCAGGCGACATTACCGTAAATGACA